ACCAGATTTAATCATTAGATTCTGGTTGATAGTAGAATAATTCTTCAACACAGATACTGTTTCATCACTTAATTTCATATTATATCCTCACTTGTATACTCATAAACCTTTTCTGAATAGGTCTAATGTCATTGGATTTTCATGTTCTCTATCATGATTGTGTAAAGCCATGATACCATAATGAACGACTTTCATCAAGTCTTTTCTGTCTTTACCATTTTTCTTTCCATATCGTTGTGCATACTTCATAATGTTTCCGATACAGAAACCTTCACCATGTCCACTGTCCATAATAAACTCTGTGGCCTGGAAATTATTGTGACTATAATGTTGGTCATAAGTATCATCGATATAATCTCTGATATCAGAGAGCAAACGATCTTCATCATATTTGTAAACAGGCGGTGGTTTTTGTGTCAATTTTATTTCACTCCTCATTAGAAACCTTCTTTGCATCATATAGTTCTGCCTCACGGTCAGACATATACTTCTTGCGTTCTTCATCACTGTCAATGACGTTCCAATTCATGGCGATAGAACGTCTTTCACCTTCACCAAAGAAAGGCAATACCTGATGCTTCAACCATTGTGGAAAAACCAACATGGTTCCTTCAATTGGCTTCACATAATCTTCTGTTTGTGGTCGCAACTGCATCAAATCACGCATAGTGTTAGTGCCCCAACATAGATGCGTCCAACCATCAACACCACCAGAAGCATTGTTAATCTTAGGAACATCTGGCGTATCTTGAATACACTGTGGAACTTTCAACCATAGAAAACCAGACAATCCAGCCACAGTTCTTACGCCATGATCATGAAAGGGATTATAGTCGCCCGCATATGCATGATTAGTCCAACACTGAATTACTTCAGCTGTGGCATCACGTTCATATCCTTTCTTGAGATATGTTGTGCCAATCTGATTGAATACAACTTCAAGTTGTTTACCAACATCAGTATCAAAAGGAAAATCCAACTGAGCAGAACGCTCATTTTCTTTCAGTTGACCAACCAAACCATCAGCAAAGCTTTTGTTGTTAGGAATAATAACGTCATCAATGTGTTGATTCAACTCATCAATAATCTCTTGTGGAAATTCAACTCTAAGAATGTTGAAGTTTAGAATAGGTCGCATTGCGATTTCTAAACCCTGATTTTCTTCAGTCGTTGATTCACCAACAACTTTAGCATATTCGGGTGAACCTTCTGGATAAGTATTACCACCAGCAGTTCTTACCTTCTTTACGCCTTCTTCACTATAAAAAATCTCATAATCTTTTTCTTCACTCATTTTTTTCTCTCTCAAATCTTCAGTGTTAACACTAGAGTCATCTCCTGGCTGAACTGAAGCGGCTAACATTGCGTTATAATTATCTGCTGTAAAAACTTTCTTAGCAGGAATTAATTGTTTAACGCCATCATCAGTCATAGCATCCATACCAAAATCTGCCAGACTTGCATCATGTATTTTAAATCCCATACTAAATCCTCATAAAATTGGGGGCGACTTATTGCCGCCCCCATTTTTGACTTACATTACCTCAATAAGACGAGGCTTCTTATGCTCTGGAATCACACGTTCCAATGTAATTGTGAGCATACCATTCTCAAGTTCAGCACCGTTTACAACGATGTCATCAGCGAGTGTAAATTTACGATCAAATTTACGGTAGGAAATACCACGATAAATGTCATCGTCTGACTTATCATTTTCCTTTACTGAACGAACAGTAAGTGTGCCTTCTGATACTTCAACCTCAATATCTTTCTTACCAAATCCAGCCACAGCCATTTCAATGACATAGGTGTATTCACCTCCTCTTCGGATGTTGTATGGCGGGAAACCCGTAGATGCCCTTTGATTGTCAGCATAGTTTGATAGTTGATTAAAGATACGATCAAACCCAACTGCATAAGGTGTAAGTTGATTGAAATTGTCGAATAGACTTAGTGCTTTACTTGTAACCATTTTCTTTCTCCTTTATAAAGCGAGTTTTAGTTAGTGACCCCGAAGGCATCACCAACTATATATACATCTTATCACAATAATTTACATTCTGTCAAGAGGTTTTTGCAAGAACTGTGTAATCAAGAGCAATTCTTTTTTTCTCCGTAAAGATATCAGTGGCTGCATGTTCTTTGAGTGAGTCAAAAACTAGAAATGTGCCAGGCACCATTTTGTGTGTTTCTCCATCATGTAGAAAATGACCACCATTTTCCTCTGGCCATTCTGCATGTAACAAACCAAGAATCTTCAACACCTTCATATCTTTTGGTACATCATCTTTATGATCTGTATGAATATTGTCTTTTCTGTGCATATCTTTGATCGACGCACCACACCAGAGCATTGTTGGTTGAAATACATCCAATCCATCTTTGAGTGCTTTGTTGTATACCATGAGAAGAACCATGTGCGCCATACCTTCTAGAAGTTTAGCGCCAGGAATATCACTACCATCGTAGATAGTTAGTTTAGGATGTTTTTTTTCAAAGGCTGCACCCTTTGGATAAGAATAACTCCATCGTTCTTCATTCTGTACTTTAGTTTTCATATACTCCAAAATCATTGGAGGTACTGCATTTTCAATTCGTGTAACCATTATATATTCCCATATTTTCTCAAATTTTTCTTGATGTTATTTTTCAGTTTTTTCTTTGCTCTTTGAAGAACAAGAGGACTTACTTTTGTCGTGAAATCATAACCATTCATATGGTCATATTCATGTTGAAATATTCTTGCTTCTAAATCTTTAAGATTTTGTGTCGAAACATTACCCTCAACATTTTCATACGTTACTTTTATTGCTACTGGACGGCGAATCTTTAGATACAAGCCGGGATAAGTTAGACAACCTTCTTCTTCAAAAGAAGTTTCTTCACTACTCCAAACTATCTCTGGATTAAAACAAACTGTCTTAACTCTATCTGGCCAATCAATATACGCCGCAAAAGCACGTTGCATAATACCACATTGGTTTGCGGCTAAACCCAAACCATTGTATTTGTCCATAGTTTCAAGTAGATTATTTTGTAACGTGAGTCTATCAGAAACATTATCATCAACAGACTCTAATTTTATTTTCAATCTAGGGTCATTATTTTTCAAAAGATCATATGTAGCCATTATCTTTATGTTTCTCCGTAAAGCGATAAAAAGACAATCGTTCTACCCATTTTGTAGAACATTCTGCACTACAAAATGGTATTTGTTCATCGCTTTTTTTATCAACAAATTTTTCTTCAAACCAATATATAACTTCTGTGATTATACCTCTTCTACAGTAACCACAAATCATTTAATCCTTCCTTTCATATTCATGTGTAATCTCTTTATCATATCACTGCCCGTAGTAATAAACAGAAAAGGTAGTAACGCATGTGTCACTGATGTGAAGGTCAAAAACAAAAAGATTCCTGCAAAACTAAGAGCCTTTTTCATATGTTGAAAATAAGTTTCGCCATTGCGATATGGATGTTCCGTAAAAATATTCATTATGAATCCGTAAAATGTTTTTCAATAACCATAAGTTTATCTTCTGCATGAGCAATAATTTCAACTTGGCTATCTACGGCAGAAACTATGTCTGCGTGTTCTCCAATACCAGCAGGATTTTCTAGATATACATTTATGTTTGCCTTTGCTTTCTCAATATCGGCTTGGTATTGCATCATCAACGCATATAGAAGTGACATTATCACCCTCCTTATCTCTTTATACTACTGAATTTTTGTTTCTCCAATTCAAACAGCAACATGACTAAAGTTTTTCACCTTATGGAATCGGATTGTGTTTCTAAACTTGTCAGCAAGTGCATCTTGCTTATGGCTAATGACAAATACATTCTCATCTCCCAAAGTATTTAGAATCTTCAGGAACTCGTCTGTGCCAGAATTATCCAAAGAACTATCAAATATTTCATCCAGTATCAACAGATTTGTATTTGTGCTGTTCTTCATCTTTGCAACAGCTCTCCAAGTGAAAAGCAATGCAAGGTCAATACGCATCTTCTCGCCTTCACTAAAAGACGAATAAGAAAAGTCATCTCTATATCTTGACTTGATAGTTTCTTCAAAACTTTCATCCAACGTGAAGTTAACATAGAACTCCATAGATGTCAAGTAGGTATTGATTAACCGATTCATAATAGGCAGATACTGCTTGATAATCTTTGTCTTGATACCAGTATCTTGCAGCATATTCTTTGATGCCTCTGCGTATGTTTTGTCTTCTCTTAGTTTTGATTTTCTATCTACAAAGACTTGCAACTCTTCTTTCAGTTTCTCTAAATCACTGTAATCAGTTTTCTCAATATGCCCTGTCTTTAGATGATCAATCTCTGTATGTAAAGTGCTATTGAATTTTTCCAACTGAGTGATTGAACTATTTTCCTTTGCAATCTCCACAGAATTTTTCTGTATATTATCGAGAACGACATTGATTTCATCCATCTTGGTTTTGGTTGAAACTAACTCCTTCATTAGTTCTTCCAAGCCTGAACCCACTTTATTCATATCCACTCTTTTTCTGTCAAGCATATCAGATTTAAACTCTTCATCAATATGTTGCTGACAAGTAGGACAATCGGTGTTGTCCTCAAAGAATGTAACCAACTTAGAATGTGCTCTGTGTTTCTCTCTCAGTGTTGATTGTATGTCTTTCAGTTTATCAAACTTCTCTTTGATTTTAGTTGAGTCAGATATACTCTGAGCCATATCATCACTGCTCTTCTTTAAACCATCAATAATTTCTTTCTTTTTGACAATCTCTTTTTCATTCTTAGTTATAGAAGATTTTTTCTCTGCCAGTAATTTTCGTTTATTCTCTTTTATATCCTCAATATACTTTTCTTTCAGTTCAATTTTTTCAGATGATAGAGCAATCTTATAATCAACATCTTTTAGATCATCATCTATCGTTTTCAGTTTCTGTTTGAGAAGCATATTCATCAAAGAGAAAATCTGAATATCAAGAATCTCTTCTACTACTTCACGACGATGCCTAGCTTTCAACTGCATAAAAGGAACAAAGGTAGAACTACCCAGAATCACAACCTGAGTGAAACTACGATAGTTCAGTTTAAGGATTTGTTGTTCCAGATACTTTTGATAGTCACGAGAGTTTGCATCTTGGTTATACATCTTACCATTGATGTATATCTCAAACACCGCTGGTTTAATACCACGAACAACTTTTATTTTCTTGGGTCCGATAGAAAACTCTACCTCAACAACACACGCACTAGCATTTACAGTGTTAAGAAGTTGTGGCTTATTGATACCACGAAATGGTTTACCGAACAAACCAAAACAAAGCGCATCAAGAATAGTAGACTTACCTGCACCGTTCTCACCAATAATCAATGTGGTAGAATCTTTGTTTAGTTCTATCTCAGTAAATTGGTTGCCGGTTGATAAAAAATTCTTCCAGCGAACCTTTTCAAAATTTATCAAAGGAATGCCTCCAAAGTGCCTTTGTGTGCGTTAACATTTTTAGCATTATATTCCGTGACATCACTGTCAATATAAGGCATACCTTCCAATCTTTTTCTACCTGACGTTGAGGACTTATCCCAAACCAAATCCTCATTTTTTGGATAATTCAAATTCCATTCTACTTTTGATTTTTTTAGAAGTTTTCTTGCTTTCTTATTAAGAGGAAGAATATAACGAAATTGTTTTCCATATATCTTGGATATACCTTTGTGGTCTAGAAAATCTTGTGTTAACCAATATATCCTTTCACCTTTCTTGCCTTCAAAAAAATTTGGTTCTCTTTCTAATTTAAATTGTACATTTTCATCACACAATCTTCTACTAGATCTAGGATGTATCTTTTCACCCTTATCGCTAATATAAATCTGTGTCCAAATAAATCCACCGTACAAAAAATTTGCAGCCTGGTACACATATCCAGGTTTACCCATTATACCATCTGCCCAAGTATAAAGAAATTTTTTCTCAGGACAATTTATTTTCATCCATTTTACAACACCAGATAACATTTGTGATTCAGAGTTTTTTGGCATCTCTGGTTTCATACACATTTTACCAATCTCATAATAATCTTTTGTGTCTAAACCATCAAAGAGTTTTGCAATAGTGGCTTTGGGTTGAGTACCCCAGCCCAAAGTCAACACACCAACCAATTCACCATCCAAAAAACATCCTAGAAAATGTTTGGTGAGTCTGGGCATTATCTTAGAGTAGTGATAAGTTTGAACCAACTCTGTAGAATCGAATCGAGTTATCTCTTTTATTTCAAAATTATATTTCACTGCAAACCAATTTTTTTGTTTTACCTTCATTAATATTTCCATGATATAATTCAAAAGGATTATCTAGTAATTTTTTATAAGGATACGATGTTGCATAATATTTCGTATTTTCATCTAATTCTTTTTTATCCCAATCATCTGGTGTCAAATAAATACCAGCACAAAATATATTTAAAGTAAAATCTCCTCCTGAAATAAATGTTGGAGGATACATTTCCCAAGAAACTAAAACATAAAACCCTGGCCTTTTCGATAATTTTCCTCCTCTCCATATATTACCAGAGGTGCATTTAATTTCAACAATATTTCCATAATTTTTATATGGATGCAATAGAGTTAAATCTGGTTTACCATCATCACCTTGAGCTGGAATACTCCCATCGTAATGATTGCTCATGATATGTTCAAGAAGTCCTGACATGTCTTCCGATAATTGTTTTTTACTTTTATAAAGACCTTGTTCTTTATAAATTTTCAGTAGAAGTTTAAATTTTACTGATAGTTCATCCAACATTTCATTTGTTACTAAAATCAAATTTCTAAATCCTGTGCCTCAGTGTATAGAGTCCTCATAGTGTTCTTCAACCTATCTTTACTCAATGTTAC